ACCACGCCGTCATCAGGTTCGTGGACATTGGCGCACTTACAAGTCAGGCAAGCGGGGATGGGTAAACGAATGCTGGAAAGGCGATGCAAGCAGGGGAACCGTCTTTAAAGATTATCAATTCAAGGAAAACACATGAAAGCTAGACAAGTGTTTATGGCCCTGATGGTGGGCAAGGGATACGCCCCAGAGGATTTGGCCTGGGACGGGAAGAAGTTTGCGAACACTAACATCACGACCAGATGGAACTATTTCTTGCTGGGCTGGGAGATGAGGGGTGTGGCGTGAGCGAAAAGATCTGGAGCGCTGACTACATTAGGGAAAACCCTGAATTGGCCGCAAAAGCAATAGAGACCCTGCAAACAGCCTTGAACGACACAGAGTACCAGTTGAACAGAATCAAGGTAAGGCTTGGGGTGGTGGGGGAATGGCTGGCGGAACAAAAAAAAGAGATGTAAACTCTGGGTTAAAGGAGCCGTGTAACTTATGGCCGAAAAAACCGCAAAGAAAACTGGAAGACCTTCCAAGTACACTTCAGAGATAGCCCAGCAGATGTGTGAACAGCTTGCAGAGGGAATCCCACTGAGGCAGATATGCAGACAGGAAGGCTTCCCTGAGTGGCGAACCATCTACGATTGGATGTGGAAGGATGATGCCCTTGGAGAAGCTGGCACGGGTCTTTCCACAGCTATCGCAAAGGCGCGAGAAGTGGGGCAGGACGCCATTGCTGAAGAGATCTACATTGAGGCCATGGCCGAGCCAGAGCGCATCCTGTCCCAGAACGGTGACCGCATCGACCCTGGATATGTGGCCTTGGTCAAAGCCCGGGCGGACATCAAGCTCAAGCTCCTGGCGAAATGGAACCCCAAGCGCTACGGTGACCGAGTCCAAGTGGCTGGTGACCCGAACGCCCCCCTGAAGACAGAGATCAGTTTTGACACCTTTGCAACGGTGATCGAGACCTTGGAGGCTCGTCGGCAGGATAAGGCCAATGGATGACCTCGTTTCACTGCTGAAAGACCCAGATGTCCACAAGCAGTATTCCCTGTTACCTCCTGAACTCCGGGCGGCTTTCGACTGGAGATGCAACTGGCTTGCCAAAGCCCACGACCACCAAATCATGCCCCCAGGAGACTGGTGGGCGATCTATTTGTGTCTTGCTGGGCGCGGGGCCGGGAAAACCCGTATGGCCTCGGAGCAGGTCGGATGGTGGGCATGGAGCCAACCAAACACCCGTTGGCTCGTAGCGGCCCCAACCTCGGCTGATGTCCGGGGAACCTGCTTTGAGGGCGATAGCGGCCTGATAGCGGTCATCCCGCCCATACTGATCGAGGACTACAACAAGACCGCCCATGAGCTTCGCCTGATCAACGGGAGCCTGATCAAAGGCATCCCAGCCAGTGAGCCAGAGCGCTTCCGAGGGCCACAGTTCCATGGTGCTTGGTGCGATGAGTTGGCCGCATGGGACTACCTCCAGGCCGCATGGGATCAGATCCAGTTCGGCGTCCGTCTGGGCCAGCAGACCCGGATCATTTGCACCACCACGCCAAGACCCAAGGACTTGATCATCGAGTTAATCGGGCGGGAAGGTGACGATGTGGCCGTAAGGACTGCAAGCACTTACTCCAACTTGGACAACTTGTCGGCCAACTTCAAGAAGCAGATCCTGTCCTATGAGGGAACCACGCTCGGGAGGCAGGAGATCTACGCCGAGATCATCGACCCCGAGGAGTCGGGCATCGTCAAGCGGGAGATGTTCCAGCTTTGGCCTGCGGACAAACCGTTCCCGGCGTTTGAGTACATCCTGCAAAGCTACGACTGCGCCTACACCGAGAAGACGGTCAACGACCCGACAGCGGCTATCACCTTCGGGTGCTTCAAGCCACTGGATGGCCCGATGTCCGTCATGGTGATCGACTGCTGGCAGGATCGCTTACAGTATCCTGACTTGAGGCCAAAGGTGATCGACGAGTACGACATCGTCTTTGGCGAGGGGGTGGAGAAGAAGCGGGTGGACTTGATCCTGGTGGAGGACAAGGCCGCAGGCATCAGCCTGATCCAAGACTTGCAACGGGCACACCTGCCTGTCCGGGCCTACAACCCCGGCAGGGCCGACAAAATCCAGCGGTTGAGCATTGTGTCCAACATCATCGCCAGAAAGCGCGTATGGATTCCTGAGAGCACCGTGAAGAAGGGCTATGTCAGGGACTGGGCCGAGCCATTCGTCAGCCAGATCTGCGCCTTCCCTGACACAACACACGATGACTTTGTTGACGCCTGCACACAAGCTCTGCGTTATCTCAGGGACTCCCGGTGGCTGGACATTGATGGCCCACCGCCCGAGGACTATGATCAAGATGACTATGTTGACAGTGGACGAGGAACTCAGAAAGGAAACCCATATGCCGCCTGAAACAGAATGGAGACCAGTGCTGGTGACCGCCACCACCTGCGAGAACCGCTTCGAGATCATCTGTGACCCAGAGATGGGGTCGAGGGAACTGGAGCAGTGGGCACATCTGGTCTTGACCGAGTGGCTCCAAGGTCGGCATCGGTTTCCCAAGCCTGAAGTGGTGGACTTGACAGACCCCCTCGGTTATCATCGGTCATCTACCTGAACCGAGGTCACGATGCCCAACCCTCGCGCTAATCGACCCCTGACGCTCGACAGAGTCGTTGACGACTTAAAAAGCTTTTCCGTACCCGCCCAAGGCTTGTTCGACATGATGGCCGGGGCACTGCGCGGGTCAGCCGTTGCGACAGCCGGGTTGCCCGGTGACATCGAGACCCTTGGCCGCATGGGCCTGAACGCCATTGGCGGCTCATTCAACCCAGCCATGCCCAGCAGATCTGGCCGAGCCTTCCAGCCAGTGTCTGAGGAGCCTTACTTCCCAAGTAGTGAAGAGCTTGCCAAGCGCTTCCCTTCCACCATCCCCAATGGCGACCCGATGCGCCGCAAGTCGGCAGAGCCGTTTGAAGAGCTTGGGCAGTTCGCCCCCCTCCCCTTGTCTGGCAAAGCCCTGAAGGTGCTCCCGTATGCCCTGGGCCGTGGAACTGGCGAAGTGACCAAGGAAGCGGCGCGGATGGTCAATGACGCAATGCTGTATGGTCAAGGCCCACTTGCCAAGGTGACCCCGCAAGTTCAGCGCATGTTCATTGGCCCACAAGCCAAGGTCTGGAACCACAGCATGGCCCAGGTTGCCGAGTCCATGGAGAAGGCTGGCGCTGACCCCGTGGAGATCTGGCAAAAGACTGGAACCTTCCGTGGCGCTGACGGCAAGCTCCGCCAAGAGATCAGTGACAAGCCAGCCCAGTTCTTCAACGCTGATCAGATCAAGCAACGCGCTGGCGAAGAGTCGGAGGCCATCAAGGAGTTGCAAGGCCGCTTGGTGACCGACCCCAACCAGAAGGACTTGTTCCCCAAACTGTTGACAGAAGCCAAGAAGCCCGTCAGAGCGGAGGTCAAGCAACGCAAGGAAGCCTTGACTGAGTTGCATGGGCCAAGAACCCTGCCGTATCGCGGCAACTTTGCCCCTATTGCGTTTGAGCACCCCGAGTTGTACGAAGCCTACCCCGAGTTAAAGAAGTACCTTGTTTCCCAAGGCGGCAGAGGTGGATCTGCCCGTGGGTCATTGATGGGCGAAAACATTGACATTTATGAGTCGGGTCTCAGTAGAGATCCCCGTTCGACCATGCTTCATGAGATGCAACACGCCGTCCAGGGCATCGAGGACTTCGCTCCTGGCGGCAACCCTGCCATGGCGTTTGCACAGCCCGAGGCAATGAAGATCTTGGAAGAAATGCGATTGAAGGCGTTAAAACCAATGAGCTTTGAAGAATACGCCGAAAACTACTCACATCTGGCGAACAAAGAGAAGGGGTACGAGGAATATCTGAAGTCAATCCCCGGCATCGTGAAGAAGATGGATCGAGAGCTTCAGACTGAAGCCGCCATGGAATATTACAAGCGGCTGGCTGGTGAGGCAGAAGCCCGAGCCACGCAAGAGCGCATGAACATGACGCCGACCGAGCGCCAGGAAAACTTCCCGCTCTCCAGCTACGATGTTTTGGAAGAGAACCTGATTGTCAAGCCGCCCAAGAGAGATCCGTTCTCTGAAGAGGACGGCATGAAGCGTGGTGGATCAGTCCACATCTCAGACAACCCAGACACCATGATGATGGAGTTGGGGGATCAGCACTTTGTACTGGGTGGATTGAGTAAGGCCAACAAGGCCGTTGCCAAAGCCGTCAAGCCAAATCTGGTCATCAAGAGCAAACCCGGCATCATTGTTTCAGATCTGATTGACGAAGAGCCAGATATTGCCAAGCGCCTGGGCGCTGAAGCAAG